AGTCCAGAGCCTTGGCCCCGGCCTTGGTGGACGTGATAAGGTACGCCCCCAGGGCGCCTACCGCGACAATCACCATCCCAATGGGAGACAGCATCAGTCCAAGGACGGTAGTGAACGCCACGAACGCCACCTTGGCGATACCGAGGATACCGATCACAACACCAATCGCGGCGGCGACAGCCTTGAGTGCGACACCCAGGACAATCAACGCCACCCCGGCGGCGAAAACGACTGCGGCGATCTTGGCAATCGTGATGAGCAACGCCTTGTTCTTCTGGAGCCAGCGGGTAACGTGCCCGGCCGCTTTGGTCATCCATGCGGACATCCTGGCGATAACGGGTCCCAATGCCTCGCCTATGGCGATCTGGACGCCCTCCACCGCCGACCAGAGCTTTCGGAAAGACCCGCCAAGCGTGTTGTCCATCACGCGAGCGGTGCGCGCCGCCGTGCCGCCGACACTGGCGAGGCTTTTCTGCATGCTCTTGAAATTCACCCCGTTCGCCAGTTTCATAGCCGAAGCACTGCCCCGGCCGAACAACTGCTCGAAGATCGAAAGTCGCTGGGCGGATCCCATCTTCGCGGTGGCCTGCCCCAGATCGGAAAGGATATCAGCGACTTTCCGCAGATTGCCGTTTGCATCGACCGCATCGACGCCCATCTTTTTGAGCATCTTATGCGAACTGGTCTTCGAGAGGTTTTTGTATGCACGGGCCAATGCCGTTCCTGCCATCGACCCCTTGATCCCGTTGTTTGCCAGGACGCCCAGCGCCGCGGCGGTGTCGCGGATATCTTCGCCAGCCTCCTTTGCCATTGGCGCGACGTACTTCAGCGATTCGCCGATATCCTCAAGGCCCTGGGCCGAGTTGTTGGCTGTAGCCGTCAGCACGTCGGCGATATAGGTAGTGTCTCTGGCTGTCAGGCCAAAGCCCCGCATTGCAGCAGAAGCGATCTCCGCGGCGCGTGGCAGATCGGTGGATGTGGCGCGGGCGAGGTTCAGGACCGAACTGATTGAATCAAGGATCTCGGCGGGCTGGAATCCGGCCCGGCCAAGCTCGGTCATCGCCCCGGCGACCTGGGCGGCTGTGAACGACGTGGTCCGCCCGAGTTCCTTTGCCCGCTGGGTGAGGTTGTCGAACTCGCGGACCGTTGAGCCAGTGACTGCACGGACTTGGGCCATCTGATCTTCGAATCCGGCGAAGGTCCGGGTGGCCATTGCGATAGGCAGCGCCATAGCGGCCGTGGTGGTCGCTATTCGCATGCCTATGTTCTGCAATCTCTGACCGAACGCCCGCACCTTCGTCTGAGCCGCACGCAGTCCGCGCACCAGCTTGGTGTTGTCGGCGAACAGTTCGACAAAGGCGCGACCGGCTCGGATTGCCCTTCCTGACGGCATTGGTTATTCCGAAAGTCTCCGAATATTCTTGAACTAGGATGTTGACAATCATATGCCAGACAGCTATTCTATTGCCTTGAGCCCAGCCCCTCGGGGCAGGACTCGGAAGGCTTGGTCTCCCCCCGCCAGGCCTTCTTTTATGCGCTAACCAACAGGATGGTCTGTTGCTGTCGAAACGGATTCTATCTTTGCCGCTTCAATTGCAGCGGCGACCTGTGCCTGTATCGTTGCCTCTATCTTCGTTTCGTCACGCTCGGCCTGTGCCTTGCCCGCGTCGCGTTTCTTCTTGACGGCGTAGCCACCGGCGCCGAGTCCGAACAGGCCCAGTACCGAAACGACTTCGGTCCCGTACTTGTCCATGAATCCAATTGCCCGGTCCTTTACTTCGACTGCCTTATCGAGTGTCTTTTCGACCGAGTCGAGCCCCTTGTCGACCACCGTTCCGAGATCCGGCTTGGCATTTGCTGCGGCTGCATTGGCCGCTTTGGATATCCGCTCTGCAGCAGCGGCTGCGGCGTCGGCTATTGCTTTGGCTTCGGGCGATAGGGTTACCGGCGCAGGGTCGGGCACCACTTCGGCCAGTTCGTCAGCCATCTGCGCTATGGTGGCGACGGCGGCGAATCGGTCGAGTATCGCCGTAACCCCGATCTTGGAATCGGCCAGGACATCGGAGAACCCCGCCAGACGGGTTGTCACGATCTCCATGGCGCGGCGTCTCAGGTCGTCGCGAAGTCTTGCGGCCGCTATCGCGTCATCCTTACGCTTCCAGACGCCGGCTTCGATATCCGCCAGTGCATCCAGTTCCAGCGGCTCAGCGGGTGGGCCCGCGTAGGCCGTTGCGGGCCGCGTCATCTTTGCCAGAGCCTTTGTCGCCGCCGATCCCGGCCTTGCGCCGGTGACCGCCAGGCGTCCGGCCAGGGTGTCGGCGCCGTCGGCGGCCTGCTTCTGGGTTTCGCCGGGGGCGAGCCTCAGACCCGCCATCTGCATGTCGCAGCCGGGAGTCAGGACGACTGCTATCGGAAGGAAGATGCCAACAATTACTCGCACCATCATGTTTCGTCGTCTCATCGTAGTTTCTCCTTGTCTTCTCTTGTCAAGAACCTCTAAAAGCCTTCTTGAATTCTGAAACGGTTTCGGGCGTGACTTCGATCACGTCCTCACGCGGGTTTTCGTCATTGCTGTGCGGGTCGAAATCGGCCGGTTCAAACGGCCTGCCCTTCTTCGGGTCCCGGTTGACGTTGGCCGTCAGCGCCATCAGCGCCGATGTATGCCGCCATCGGGCGCGGTCGCGGCCTTCGGCCATCCAGATCAATTCGCGGAGCGTCAGCGGCCGGGGGTCTACTCCGATGGCGCCGGCAAGGCGCCAGACATCGCGCCATCGATCACTTCGTCGATGTCGATCTGGTCGATCTTCTCCTCGACTCGCGCCACCGTCGCTGCAATCATCTCGGCCTGTTTGGCGACCGCCTTTGCCCTGTCGGTCCGCCCCCGGCTTCGGAAAAAATCCACGAGATCCTCGTAGAAAGCTTCCTGCGCCGCCAGGAGCGTCTGACCGTCGAAAGCCGCCATCACGTCGTCGGCGCTGACCTTGTGGGCCTCGAACTGGTCGGCCAGCAAGACGCACAGCACTTCGCCGAGCAGGATTTCGTCGGTTCCCAGCCTGGTCAGCAGCGGCGGGTCGCCAATCTCCGGCTGGAGCAGATCGACGTTGAGGGTGTCCCTGAGCCGCTTAGCTACAGCCAGATTGATCCCGATGGTCCAATTGCGATCCGCTTTGTCTTTGAAAGTTTTCATGTCGAAGTGTCCTACGCGGTAACGTTGATGGTGATCGCGGCCGTGGCGTACGGCAGGCCGCTGGTCGCATAGCTGACTTTGACAGTCAGCGTGTGGACATCGCCTTCGCTACCGAGGTTGGTGTTGTCGGCGACCGTGATTTCCCCGTCAGACGAATCGATTGCGAACACACCGGCCGTAGATTGGGTGGTGATGGCGTATACAAGCGTCTCGCCGGTCATATCGTCGCCCTTGGCGGCCACGACGGTGTCGACCACGTCAAGGTCGAGCGCCGTTTCCGGCACCGTAAACGTTTGATCCGCTGCGATGGGCGGTTCGAGCCACTTGTCGAACACAGCCAGTTTGGCGGTGACAGGGACGCTTACGCCTTCCTCCAGCGGTTCGTTGCGGCTGAACTTCGGGATCGAAAAATCACCTACCGGACCTTCGGCGTCCTCTCCGTCGACAGCGCCGGTAAGGAAGGCCATACGAATCGTGCCGGAGGTCAGATAGGCCTTCTTGACGGCCTGGAAGACGAGATCGCCGGGCTTCCAGAGCATCTCGAATTCGGCGGTGCATTCCCTTAAAGTAGCGGCGTTTGCGCGCCATCCGTTGTTGGCCCGCGTTGTAACGTCCGCTTCGCCGGCCGAAAGATCCAGCGACACGTCTTTGACGTTATCCATGACCGAAAGTAGGCTTAGAGCGGCGCCTGCGGCGCCCTGGTAGGCCTTGGCGTTCATGCCCAGTAGAAAAGTTCTTGCTGACATTGTTGTGCTCCTTAGCTGCTCACTGAATCCCGCCACATCTGCGGGAGTTTGGGTTTTTCTTTTTCCATCGCACGACCCATGAAGGGCCTGGCCTTGATCTTCACTCGTTTTTTCCTGCCGCGACGAACCATCCGGCTGGTTCCACCTTCCTCAAGCGCCTGAGGGGCGTCGCCACGACCTCTGCGGGTGAGTCTTAGCGGCCCGATCACCACGCTGCGCTTGGCCGGGTCGTATCCGAAGAGGATGAACCTCTTGAGCAGGCCAGTATGGCTGCTCGGCGGTTTGCCGGGTGCGCTTATGGCCTTGCGCTTGCGGATAGAGGACTTCGCAGCTCGACGGACGTAGGCGCCAAACTTGCTGAACACCCGGCGGGTCGCACGGTCTGTCGCAGACAGCACGGCCTTGGAGGTAAAGAACATCCGTTTGAACTTCATCCCAATCATGGTTCTGCCTATGGTTCGATTGGCGCGGGGGTTTCGCCGGCCATTTCGGCAACGGCGTCGGCCAGTGTCTTTTGTTGGGCGACCAGGCCGAGGCGCTTTTCCTGGAGGCGCGCCTTTGCCGTCGCGGTGACGCCCTCTGCGGTAAGGGCGGTCTTTCGGGCGGTCAGGCCTGTGATCCGATCATCGATCCGTTTCTCGGCTGCTGCCAGATGTTCGGCGTCGGACATCGCCAGGCCGGTGTCGATTGTCTCTATGATCGCCCCGACATTGGCGAGGCGCTTGGCGACGACATCGGAGTTCTGGACGCCGACGATCTTCCC